ACAAAATGATTGTAAACCTGTTCACCTCTGTGTTTGCAACAGAAACATTTCTCTATGTTTATTTCCATTTTGCACCGCCTATAATAAAAAAGGTAAAAATTTTTCACACAACTATTATATTACGACACTTATTATCTATAGTTCTTCTGTATCTTTTTGCCCGACAATGGCATGGCAGTGGTCGGTCTCATTTATATCAATCATTTTTAAAAATTCGTGTCTGCTCCCTCTCACCCTCATAAATATACCTTCTGGCAACCATCAAATCAAGTTAAAAGATTAATTTCTGCAATATTTTTTACAATCTCAATATCTTTTCTTTCTAACAATACACGATTATAATTTGTTTTTCTATTTGATATGAGATATGTTTTTATGCCCATCTGAGCAGATATACTACAATCAAAATGATTATCATCAATCCAAACATCAATTCCAATTCGCTTAAACACATTTATTTTTCGTTCGCCCCTATTTACAAACAAAACCTTATCTATCATTGGAAAAAATATATTTACCATCTTTCTTGTATCAAGCCGTATATCTTTACTTCTGGCAGTTATCAAAATTAATTCATTATTACATTTCCACCCATTTAATGTTTTGACACTTCCTTTTATCGGCTTAACTACATCTTTGTGACACATCCAATATGGCGAATCAAATCTTTTATATATCTCTTCTCTGACATCTTTAGGAAAATTACTCATTTCCCAATCCTCCGGAACCATTTCTTTTTTTCCGAAATGTTTAAATGTCAATTCAAAAAGTTTCGATTCTAAAATGGTATTGTCTAAATCAATTCCAATTTTCATGTACAATGCTCCAAAAAGAGATTTTCATAGTTGCCCGGAGGAATATCAAATGACACGTCCCAACTGTTAGGCATCATATCCAATATTTGGTTTACTTTTGTAGGACTTTTTTTAAACCAAGTCCGTTGAAAAGGAAGGATGTTGTAGAAGTGAATATATGCACTTGCAGATTTAATGTATTGTTTTTCATTGAAATCAACACCATATTCTTTCATCTTTTCAACTGTTCTTTTTTCACAGTCAAGTTCCAAATCTCTAATCAATTCACAAGCTCTCTTAATTCTTACATTACTTATTTTTAATGTTTCATCTTCAATCCAATCATCAATCAAAGCGACTGTTTTATTGTTTGAATATTCAACGTGTTCTTTACAATTCTCTTTCATTTGTAAAAAATGACAATATTCATGTACGAAAGTGGACAACCAAGTATTAACTGGTTTACCAACGGCACATACAAACGTTTCATCATTAAAAAAACCATCACATGTAATATTGTCACTCACGTGTAATTCTTTTGTTTGTTCAAGTATTACAGTTATCTTATTCTTTATCAATTCAATGACTATATCAGAAACTAATCTCTCAACATTTTTTCTCATCAGTATATTTTTCTGAAAGATAATTCTTGTAGTCAAACCTTTCACGTTTATATGAAAAGTCTCTACGGTCAATGTTTTCGTTTAAATCTTCGTAGAAATGTTTGAAACTTCTTTTGGTCTTTTTACTTTTCTTACTCATAATACCTCATTAATATGGATCTCTTGCGCCCATCAACACCTCTGCTGATTTGGCTGGCCCCAATTTCCTTTTCCAATTGTGTTTACCCCACTCATATGAATATGAACCTTTACCGGGATCAAAATCAATACCAGACATATTAAACAATTTTTCTAATTTACCTTCTTTACATTTTGGACAAACTCCATCTTCTGGAACCTTCATCGATTTAGGAAGAGCGCTACTTTCAAAAAATTCCATAATTTCATTACATTTATCACACTTATAATCAAACCCAGCCATATTAAACCCCTATCCCTAAACATTCATCTTCTTGTGGTAATGCATACTTATTCACTATATATTTGTAACTTCCAAAAATTAATACGAACCCAATCACGACAATACCAATTATCCATTTCATATCAATCTCCAATAATTTCTTTACATATTGATTTAACTTTGTCTTCATATTCTTCAAGTGTTCCATTATTATTTATTACCCAACTCCACCCATAAAAATTATCAAGTTCTATTTCTGAAATGTGTCTATTTTTCAAAGAAACATTGTTGTTTTCTCTGTTTATCCTTACAAGATAGAATTTACATTCATCTGACCAATCCAACTGTTCTTTCAAACCATAATACTCATTTAAGAATCTAAAATCTGTATTTACAAAAACATCACTGTCCGAATCTAATATCTGTTCCACTACAACTTTTATCCAATGATTGTCACATACCCTATTTCTGAATATTTCAGTGCCTACCAATTGTAAAATAAGTCTTGTTAGTTCGGTTTTATTCTCATACCAATTTTCATCTTTTATTCGCAACTTCATCAATTCAGATTTAAGTAATGGTGGCATGTCATGGCCGCCGGTTTCATCTTCATATAGATTCATAAAATTATCTACAAAATAATTGAGATAATCTTTTACTGTTCTAAAATCTTCTTTACATTGGTCTTTAAGTTTCTTTGCATATGAAAAATGTTCAATATCTTTACCTTTACTTTTACCATATTCTTTAAGAATCTCACACGCTTTATTTTTACCACTCTGCATGTGACCAGAAAACAACACTATCTTTTTCATTGGTGCCCCTTATACACATCTACTATGTCTTTAACTTGCTTATCAGAAAGAATTTCCATATACATATCACATTCACGTTTTGTTATGTTGTAGTATTTCATTACACATTCTTTTTCATGTTCGTTCGGTTCTTTTTTCCGTTTAATATAGTTGAATTTTATGAATTGTTGTGGAAGTATATTTTTGTAAAATTCATAATGTGTTTTATTATCAAGGTTTTTACATTTGTTCATTTCGTTTGCCAAAGGGAGAAATATATCATTCATAGAAATCCATTTATCAATCATTCTTTGACTATAGGCTTTTTTGATTATTGGATCATCAAAATCAAAATCTCTTTTCTCCAATGTCATTCCTTTAAGAAAAGTGAATATAGTAATCTCTTCACCACGAACATCATTACCATTTGAGCCGTTCATTTTCCAATTCCTCTTTTTCTTCTTCCAATATCTGTATTACCTGCTGAAGTTCTTCAATTCTCGCCTTTAAATCGATTGAATTGTCAATTTCATCACACAACGGGCAACAATTACCAGTATAAACAATAACACTTTCACCATGAGCTACACAACAATCAATCATTTTTACCTACTTTCCAAATATCAAATATCCGTTTTTTTCTTTATCCCAATTTCTCACATCAACATGAATCCAATTCATCCCTTCAAAATCTTCAATGGAGGTTATATACTTAAACGCTTCGTGATCAGGGCGAGTGTATAATTGAGTTCTAAACTCAAATGCACCCATCGTTTTTAAATTAAAATCGATAGCTCTTCCATGTCGATGCTGTGATTCTTTGGCACCCACTACACACTTATTTTCTCGATAACCTCTATATTGGAAGTTTCCACCCCATTTCCAATCATTGACAATTACAGTTCCATAAGATTCTCTTATCTTATCCATTGTCCACAGTAATCGCCAATCAAAAAATTGCAAGGACACGTCTCCATATTTTTCATATATATTTCTACTTACTAATTCATATGGTTCAAAATGTTTTGGCTCATAGTATGTCTTTTCAAAAACCATATCTAATCCTTTATATAGTTTGATTCTTTCCACTTATCCATCAACAGTTCTTTTTCTCGTTTCCATTCATCAGTAAGTGAACCTAAACCTACTGAACCATGCTTTACGACTGTATCGGCTACACAAACACTTTTACCCATTTCTTTTACCTGAAAACACATGTCAATATCATAAAAATTAAAACCAAACCTTTCATCAAATCTCAACCCACCCATCAAAAGATTTGCCCTTACAGCCATCAACAACCCATCAACACACACCATATCTTTACAAAATCCAATATCACCTTTCTTTAAATGATACTCTTTTTCACCGTTTCGCTGCACTATATGCCCAAAAAGCTTATCGGGTGTGTTACCCCACCACATACCATTTTTCGTAAATTCTTTAGCACCTATAACACCCATTAACCCAACACCTTCAAGTTGGAATACCATTTCTACTTTTTGTGAAAAGTATTTATCAAGTATCAAAACATCAGAATGACAAAATACTACAATGTCATTTTCTTCAACTGTAAAATCTTCATTGTTAAGTATCTTTTCAATTCCTTTATTGTATTTGTTAGTTAAAGTATATTTCTCCTCACCGTCACCAACTTCAATAGAATTAAACCCAACTCCATCAAGAGATTTTTCTATATACTCTGAATAAATATCTTCATCTCCATCATATCGGGCAACTATAAAATAAATCATACAATACACTCACTGATAAATTCAATTAAAAATGCAGCTACATTGATTTCTTTGATTGCAGCCATATAATCACTTACTTGATATTCATTAATCATAACAATCGCTCTTGATTTTTTAGACTTGTCAAGTTGGGGAACTATTCTTTCATAGCAAAACTTGAAAAAATCTTCACTCTGAATGTTATTTTCAATGATATATTTTCTTGCACTTGTAAATTTCTTATTAAGAATAAACTCTATAAGCTCATCCCCAATTTCTTTAAATGCCAAAATATCATCATCAATCTTACCATTCATTTCTGAATATTGTTGACACACATTAAACATCTTACGAATATCTGGATAAAACTTGTTTATAAGTTTGTCAATTACACTTCCATCAAATTCAATTTCATTCTTTTTAAGAATAGAAATTAATCTTTTCTTTACCGCTGGTTTAATTTCCTTTTCAATTTGTTCACCAGACCAATCATAATGAAGCACTTGACATCTTGATTGTAGTTCTGGAATCACCTTTGTTAGTGTATTACACGTAAGTATAAACCGGCAAGAATTAGTATACTGTTCAATAAATGCTTTCAATCCCTTTTGAAAATTAATTGTGGATTGACAAACCTCATCAAGGACAACAACCTTTTTATTTCCACCGAAACTTTTAGTTCTTGCAAACTTTGAGATTTCATCACGAAGAACATCAATGCCAGTATCTTTAGACATATTTTTGTAAAGCATATCTGCATTTATATCATTGCAAAGTGCTTTAGCTGTAACTGTTTTACCTGACCCCGGACTTTTACTGTACAATATAAGGTTGTTCAGTTCGCCACTCTTAATCAACCCATTGAAAAATGTTCTATATTTACGGGGAAGAATTGCAGTTTTAATAGAATCTGGCCTAAATTTCTCTACCCAAAGATTGCTATCATACTTCTTTTTCATCAGTATTCGCTTTCTTTTTATTCTTTTTCATTTGTTTACGAATGTTCTTAATCATTTGACGTTTCTGTTGCCTGTTGAATTTAACTGGCTTTACATTTTCTAAATCTTTACTGTCATATATACAGTTACACGCTAACGGTTCACCACTTCCAACCGCATGACCAACTCTACCAGTACCATTACATTTTCGACAACCGCTTCTTGGCTTTTTAATGTTTATACCAAGTTTCTCAGCTACCATCTTTAACTTATGCCAGTCGGTTAAATCCGAAGAGTCATAGACTTCTTCGGATTCACCGTCAACATATTGCTTTTTACTTATCGGTTCTTCATAATCATAGCTATATTCATCTAAAATGTTAGTCATCAATGTCCTCCGATTTCAGAACATATAGATTTAAACTCAGCAAATCATTCTCTTGATTAATATTTACAATTTCATCAGAAATACGAAACGTGTAATCGCTTGCTGGAATTAAATCAAAAACCTCTGCACTGATAACAGTTTCAATAGATTCTACATTAGCCTCTTTTACAGTAAATTGCATTTCAAAAGAATCATCATTGTTTTCATCCCGATAACAATGCAACTTTACAATACCATCACTATATGTAAACTTAACATTCAAATCTTGTTTTGCATTCTTGTTTAGAATTGGAAGAATCTTTTTGAGCTGCTTAAAATCATCAGAAGTAAAGTTAATATTAACGTGCTCTTCTGGAAAATCAAAAACCTTGAACGGAATATCCTCATTAAGACTTTCCTCATCAACAAGAACATAATTTAACTTGCTTCGCTCATCTGAGAAAACTACCTTATTACCATTGATTGAAATCGTAGGACTCGATAGAACCGTAAACGCTCTATAAAATTCATTGAAGTCATACACCCCAACTGAATCTTCATCGAAATTAAAACATTCCTTTTCGCCTTTCAGTATACACGCAACTCCATTATTCATATTCACAAATCGAAAATACACCCCATCATCTTCATTTGTAAACAGTGTTGAGATAGTGTTTTCTTGTGTTTTCTTAACAGGCAAAATCTTACTAACTGCATCAAAAAATTCTTTACGATATTCAACCATTTCAAAACTCCTTTGTTTAACAATAAACTAAAACTTTCTCACATTAAAATCAACTGTCGGAAACAAACTCACTGAAATTTTCTTTCAGGTGGTCAACCACTTGGTCAAGTCGCTTTCTCATTTCATCTGAATCACATTCGACCATACCAGCAGCATTTGGATGCCCACCACCCCATCCAAAACCTGTAACTATCTTACCTAAATCAACTTTTTCATTTTTACCCCTAAGAGAAATTCTTTTGTTTCTGGTGTTATATGCAAAAACAACTGCAAATCCTTCTTCATACATGAGATTTTCACATATCTCATTGACAAATTCATCACCCATAAAAAGTACAATCTTGGTGTTTGGATATACAAAAACCTCTAAATTTTCTAAAACATCAAAAAATGCTTTCTCCTGAGATTCAATAAAAATCATTTCGTTTTTTGTAAATCCATCAAATCCTTTAGAAAATCTTTTAATGAATCTATCTGCATAATATTTCCAAAAGACAATATTAAGCCGTTTTGATTCTTTGAATTTGTGTTGCCACAAATCATAATCATTGGTAAATTTTACCAATTCAGAAAGGTGTGATAAATCCGAACTGAATTTCTTTTCAAAGAACATTTTTGTAAGAAGCGCACCTGAAACATCAGTCTTTACAAACATCTTATTTTTTGGATTGTGGTAAGGATTGGACTTGTGGTGATCTAACATAATCAAATTTTCATTGGCCAACTCTTTTAAGTATTTATCTGGATAAATGTCTGTGAGAATTACCCAATCCCATTTGTCAAAATCTACATTTCTCAAATAAGATTCAATATCTTTGTTACTGCTACTGATTAGTGTTATGTTCTCAAAAACTTCTTTAAGTATTATCGAACAAACTGCACCATCCATATCATCATGCGATATGGATAGCACTTTATCATTCCTTTTCAAAATTCCCCCTATTTGAAAAATTTATTCATTTTCTTTTCTGATTTAGAATCTGATTTTCCAAAATCAATAAATTTCTTTACAATAACTTTATCAAATTCAGCATCAACATCAGCTACAAAGAAATCAATCTTGTCTGGGTCATTTACATATACCACATTTTCAATATCACCACTTCCATATAATTCCTTAATGTCAAAGGAATCAACATACAAAGAATCAATCAGTATTGTTTCATTTCCATCAGTAAATATGTAGAAGGTGTTCTTATCTTCTTTTATACACACGTTTGTTTTTTGAAATTTAACATTGAACGTTCCCTCTGTAAACTTGTTAAAATCTGAATCTTCTTTTGAAAAATCTGATAACAACCCTTTAAAATTGCCGGTCATATTAAAAATTCGCTCGTCGCTAAACTCGTCTCTATTTGACACAAATTCTTTACGAACCGCAAATGATGCATTTGAAACCCACTCATCAGAAACAAAAACGTACTTTCCAAAAATTGTTTTTTTCAATTCAACTGAAACCATAAAAATTCCTTTCAATTACATGAATGTTTTTTGTTTAAATTTTTCTTCTAAATAAATTCCAGTCTTACAGTTTTCCATGTTTTTAATAGCTTGTCTAAAATAACTCTGCTTTAATTCTGCACCAATGCCTTTTCTACCAAGCGCAACTGCACCATATACCTCAGAACCAACACCCATAAACGGTGTAAACACTGTCTCTCCTTCATTTGTTCTTAGTGTAATAGCTCTATCTATAACATCAAGTTGAAGGGGATGTACGTGCTTCTCATCATCCGGGTCTTTACAATCTTGAAATGGTAAAACTCTACCTATATCAATATCATCCCAAATAGAAGAAGCGTATCTTCGCCATATCCAATGTGAATATTTATTTTCAATTTGATTCCCAACCCACCCCTTATACTTTTTCAATTCTTCTGGAATTGTACATTCACCAGCATAATGACTTAATCCATATGGTTTACTTACTGGAATTGGATTTTTCCCACGCTTTCTAAAAACAAGTAAATAATCAGCACTTGCAACCCCACCATAAACAGCATCATCTACTATAGTTTTGTGAGCAAGATTTTTAGTCATTGTCCTATTTCTCACCCACAGCGGTTCTTTCCAAATAGTGTGTCTTGCAATGAAATCAAATCCACATTCTTGGTGAAGTTTAATAACATCTCCGGGAAAATCAGTTAAACAATCCTGACCTGAATTTCCACTTGGAATATCAGTACAGTGAACTGCACTTGTGCGCCCCGGGATTGTTATCCTTGAAAGTTCATTCAATATAAACTTATAATGAAGAAAAAACTCATCATAACTTTCACAATTTGATAAATCTCTTTCATCTGATGAATAGTTATATAGCCCACCAAACGGAGGAGAATAAATTGACATGTGTATTTTATTATCTGGTAATTCTTTCATTACTTCCATACAATCAGCATTATATATAGCGTAATTATCTGAAATTCGTTTGTCAATTATAGCCAATTTGGAACCTCCATTTCATTAACATGTTTATTCACTTTATTAATACCAACAGTATTATTCATTTCATTAACTAAATTTTCAAACATTTTATCAGCTTGTTTTTCCTTTCTCATCATGTTATGTAAAACAGGAACATCCCCGGGAGTGTAATATAAATCAACGTTTACTTCTCGTTTTTGTCCAAACCTCCAACATCTACGAACCGATTGGTAATATGATTCAAACGAATGACTTGGAAAATAAGTAATGTGATTACAGTGTTGAAAGTTAAGTCCCCAAGCTCCAATTTTAGGTTTTGATATTAACTTCTTAATTTTACCATTCGCAAATTCTTCCAATTTTCTTTCTTTACTTTCAACTGAATCCCTGCCGCTTATTTGAACCGAATCCGGTATTAATTTTTCAAGCAAGTCACCCTCATCATTCAAATGACACCAAACTAAAGAATAATCATCTAAACCATTTACTCTTTCAGCTACCATTTCACATCTATCTTGTAAAGTTCTTTTTCTTTCATGTCGCTGTTCCTCAAGGTTAAATGCCGGAACTGACATGAACATGCCATTAGGAAACTTTGTAGGATTTATCAAATTTTTATTTTCATGAAGTTCTGGCAAAATAAAATTACCATCATCATATCCTAAATCAGACGGAGTTCTCAAGGCTCTTGCCCATGACGTAACCCACCTCCAAAATGGAATTTCAGAATGACCTTTAAATCTCCACTTTGGAGCTTCGCCGTACATTCTCTTAATGGAACTGTTATTCAAATCATTTTTAAAAAATTTGTTCAACATGTCCATTAGGCCAAGATAACCAAGCGCTTCACTTGACGTACCCAATTCAGTATAATCATTGGGGGCAGCCGTTGCAGTTGCAAGTAAACGATAATTTACTTTTTTCATAAATGTAGTTATGTCATTTTTCAAAGAACCATTAAAAGATTTAAGTATTGAACTTTCATCACATATCACACCTGAAAAATCCGAAGCACTAAAATATTTCAATTTTTCATAATTAGTAACTACTATTTTTTTAGTATATTTACCGTCGCGGCTCTGTTCGCTCGATATACCAAATTTATCAGCTTCTCTACAAGTCTGAGCTGAAACTGCAAGTGGTGTCAATATCAATACTGGTTTATTTGTGTGTTCGACTACGTTATGCGCCCAAGTAAGTTCCATTAAACTCTTACCAGTACCACACGATGAAAATATAGCAGATCTACAATTATTCAATGCCCAATCAGTCAAATCTTTTTGAAAATCAAACATACTGTATGGAAATGATTTTAATTTCAATCCATTTGGTTTATTAGTATGTGTTTTAGCTTCAATAAATGAACCGTAATCCATCAATTACCCTTTCTTTAGGTTTTCAACATATCGGATACAATATAAACTTTTCTCATCCAAAATGCAAATAAAAAGGCCACTCCAAATTAATGAAGTAGCCATCCACTGGCACATGGATAAATCTATTTACTTTTTGAACCTATTTTCAACTTCCTGAATAGACATTGAAAATGGCTCACTGTATGGAAACTCCTCTACCGTGACCACATCATCGACGCCAACCACTACACATTTTTTACCTTCATTCAGAAACACGCTACCTAAACTAAAACCAAGTTTCATTTCATTGACTTTTTCCATTTTATCACCATCAAAAAACCGATGTCCTTCATCAATCTTTTTGTACATCAATTTTTCATTTAGTGAATTGGCCTTATGTGAATCGTAGAACTCTCTGAACTGAAACGTGCGACCTTTCCACTTAGAATACATATCACCTATTCTATTGGCCTTAAAGTCTCCAATGCTTGCCATCTTACCAATACCAATTCCACCAGTTTTGTTAGTACCAATCAGAAAGGCTTTTTCATTGTTTGGCGGGGAATATATGATACTATCCTGATTAAACATTTTACCCCATTTAATACCCAACGATTTCAATTTGGTTTTATCATCCTCTTCACCAATAACAAAATAGCTTTCTTCCACAGCTTCAAATTTTTCATCTTTGTATTTTTCAGGATAGAAACCTTTTACTTTAATAAATCCATATCCTTCTTTACGAATCATTCCTTCAAGTTTCTTATTTCTGGCTCTATTGACCTTAATATCCATCTTTTCACCACTCTCATCAAAAATACGAAAGGCGGTTAAGATGATTATTGGTCGATTTCCCTTTTCATTTACATGATACCGAAGCCGGTTTATAGATGCTTCATCGAGCCGATGTTCATCTAAAAAATTTTGAGCTTCTGATATAATACTATCAATCATTGAAATTCTCCTTTATATAACCTTTCCACGAAACTTTGTATTCATCTATTGATTTCAAAAAATGAAGTTCAACCATTTCTCTAAACGCTGCGAATGGACTTTGATAAGTCTGTTTTGCTTTTTTGTGCAAAGCACCTTCTAAAATTTCATCAATGTCAACTTCTGCAAGAACCGTACCGTTCAGGTCAATAACTTTAAACGTTGAATATTCATACAGTTTCTTTTTCTTGAGTGCGACGGCAAATGCCGCTATAACATCGGCAGCTTTAGAAAGTTTATATATTTGAACCGTCCACGTATCATATCTATCATAGTATCTTAGACGAATCCATTCCCTTTTAACCAAATCAGTCATTATTTCATCTCTTGCATAACCCTCATGTCCGAATGGTTCTTTATGTTTTTTATAAACAGACTTAATTTTATCAAGAGTCAATTTAAACTTAGATGGATTAGAGTTTACAACATCAACGTGTTTCAATTTAACTGGAATAACCTTTCCATCCGGGCTAATCCAATAAGCCTTCTCTTTTGTTATAGTACCTTTAATGGTTACTTTCTCGCTAATTACCATATATCATCCTGTTTAAATGAAACATTTTAATTATTTATACATCCAAAACACTTTACTTTAGTTGACAAGTTTTAAATTTCCACGCACATGATATGATACACCCTGATTAATTCTATCTTCTAAACCGCGATAGAATTGATTTACAATCTCACGGCCTGATGTACTCCACCACGAATTAAGTCCATGCTTAAACATCTTATCAGGATTCTTTTTAGCCATTTTTATAGCATCAACATATGAGCTTAAACTAACTTCAATTCCAATAGCTGGCAAAGAAATATATCTCATTGATTACTCCACTCTTTAATACCGTCCCATTGTTTTTCACCAGTAGCCCACAGTTCGTCCTGATGTAATTGCCATTCCACATCACACCAATCAGAAAATGGAAATTCTTTTTCAATCCAACCATTTACACGAACATACCATTTATAATATTGCTTTAAGTGTTTTCGACCACCACACAGCTTAATCCATTCACTCATCTTTGGCATTGTGACTTGAATCATCGTAGATTCCTTTGAATTGTATTTTCCAACACTTCACTGTTGATAATATCCTGCCCCATGAATGTATGTTTTGTCACATACCGAAAGGTGACAAGTTCCATATTAAGATTGAAAGTTAGTCGATAATCAACAACCGTATGTTCATCTTTTCGTTTACTTCGATTATCAATGTACTTGAATCCTATTGGGAATCTAAGCCCCCATGCGGTTTCTATCATTTTATCCGAATGCATTTTATCGTTCATTTTCAACCTCTTCAATCTCAGCTTCATAATAACCATTTTTATTCACAAACAAACATTCATATACACTTCCACTGTCAAAAATATCTCTCATGTATCGCGGGTCACAACCACTATATTTACTCTTTTTGATTGCAACTTCTAAACCATCATAATTTTCAGTTTCTGGTTTTCCAAATGGGTCAGCGTTCAATTCAACATGACCTTTATAGATTGCAAATGTTTTTCCTTCATGGAAAAAAGCATAACTGTCTTTGCGCTTACGTTTTTGCCGAAATGTAATTTTGAAAGCATTACGATACTGAGCATATTCACAACACTCAACATCTTTTAAAGTAACGTGTCTTGAGTATGGAAAACCGAAATCGGTCGTTCCTGTAATAGTGATTTTCTCACCAATGAAATTTTTAAGATTTTTTTCGCCAATCTGGAAAAGTTCATTCTTGTACATTTTCTTGCTCCCTTGTTAGTGTCTCAAGAGGCTCCCTTAGCCTCACAACAATAAGATACATCAAAACCAAAGAAAAGTCAATACCTGAAACCAATTTAAATGAAATTAAATTGATTTTATTCCCATTCTTATCAAAAACGTTTCATGTAGGCGATAATTTGGAGTATTATCACATCCATAATAAGCCACTTCAATCATTTTATTCTTAATCATGTGGCGAAAAGCTGCTGATAAATAGCACTGATTTCCACATCGATTCCAAAGCATTGCTATAACAGTTCTCCCCGGATGATGATTTACAAGATAACTGATTACCTCATTAACGATTTTTTCAGTGTTTTCATTGAGCATTTCTCAAATCTCCTGTTCAAAATTTCAATCACTCTCTCACTCCTACACCTTTAATATACCATAACACCAAAGAAAAGTCAACACATAAAACAATCTTTGTTGTTTAATCGTTTAAATAAATAAACTGATACTAACTATTGACTTTCTTATACGGTTGTAGTATATTATAGATAGAAAGGTTGTTAATTATGAACAAAATTGAAAAAGCTCTTCTGGTTGCAAATGTTGCCCATTTTGGGCAGATAGATAAAAATGGTGATGATTATATCAATCACCCCATCAGAGTTTCTAATCTGGTTGAATCAGAAACAGAAAAAATAGTTGCAATCCTACATGACGTGATTGAAGACACCAATCTAAACTATGAATTTATTGAAACTGAGTTTGATTCTGAGATTGCCGATGCAGTTTTTGCCTTGACCAGACAACCAAAAGAAAACTATTTTGAATTTGTTAAAAGGGCTGCCCGAAACAGAATATCGAAACGGGTTAAATTTGCAGACATTGCCGACAATTTGAATCCAGATAGATTGAATATGTTGGATGAAAAAAAAACAAAAAAGCGTTTAATTGAAAAATACACAAAAGCGAAGGAGTTATTATGTCAACCGAATTGATTGTTTTCTATCGTGAACAGTTGAAAGAAAGTGAAAAACATTGGGAGTATTCAGGTAAGCTGATGCTTTCCAAAGAAAAATACACACGATTCTATAATGAACTGAAAAAGTTATCACCCGTAGATGCTCATTCAGTTATGAGTCCTGAACATTACGGGAAAAATTAAGGGGCCATTAAAGCCCCAATTTTTTAAGTTCTCTTATTACGTTCTCAACTGTTGTAAACTTAATTCCAATTCCACCAGCAGCAATCCAATTTTTTATATTCTTATCTAAATCATCTATCAAAACACTTTCACTGTCTGCATAATGGTGTTTTTCTTTTGATTTTTTAAATATCAGTTTCACATTTCCAAGCTCTCGTTTAACCCAAATTTTCTTACCATCAAAAGAATTTTTCAGAAGTGATGCGGGTGAAGTTAGTATCATCGGATTATATTTTTTAATATAATTCCATAGTTTTTTGGCTCCGGTGTTCCATTCCATAAGTGACCAAAATTTCAATCCACCTTTATCTACATGATTCCAAAATTTTTCTCTATCTTTACTTTTATCAATCTGCTTAGTTGTACTTCCATCAATTTTTCTAAACTCTTTTTCAAAATCTGTTAAAGTCCCATCCATATCAACATAGATTTTATATTCAATCGCTTGTTCGTTTATAAATTCTTTGAATTTAGCCATTATTTCACCACCACCATGCCTTTTGAAATTTCATCGAACCATATTTTAGTTCCACTAACATCATTTGGTTTTAATTTCCTCAATGCATATCCAAAATCAACAAAAATATCATTTAAACTTTTAGTTGGTTTACCGGCCTGTTTCACATGTAAATATAGCACTGAACCTTTTTCAATATAAGATGGTTTAAGAGTAATCATGTTACCTTTTTCTTTATACGCTTTGGTTGTACCGCCAAATTTACTTTTAACTTCTTTACTATCACCAGACACTAAAACGCTGTCAATTCTTGCACGATTAAACACAAAATACACATCTCCGTCTATATATTTATCAATATTTTTAGATTTAACAAGCTTAGAAACTGTTTTAGCTGCACCTTGATGAGTAGCAATTAAAATCTTTTCAGGAACAACACGACTGCGCTTTTGATTCTGTTCCATTGCAATATTCATTTCGTTGATAACCCAAACTAAATGTATATTTTTCTTATCATATCCAATTGGTATTACATATCTCAGTATCTCATTTAATTTATTTACATCTTTCAAAGTAACATCAAATATTAAATTTGGCTTTCTATCTTCTGGCTGGGACATTATACTTTTAGCAAGTGCTTCCATACGAGCATCTTCATATCCAAGTTCTTTAACCATTGCGTGTAACTTACCGACATCTTCTGATTTTTTCAAATCCAAAATTTTAAGCTCAGGAAATTTTATATTTGCTAATTCCGATTTCTGTGCAAGTTTTTTCAACGCATCAACATCAAACACTTTTCCTTCAATGCCGACCAAATTGTCAAGTACATATCCGTTCTAAAAAACTTATAGAATCTTTGCAAGACTCATGTTTTCTTCCTGCTTCATTGAAACAGCCTCAAGAGGACTAAAGTCTTCTTTTGGTCTTACACTTTCTCCACAGGCTTTAATTCCCGTTGAACTAACGGTATTTTTAAGTTTATCTAATCCACAATGTTCAAGATTAATAGAAGCATTTAAATCTCGGTCTATGCTTAAACCACAATCACAAGTATATATTCTATCTTGTAAAGTTAAATCTTCCTTTAAGCAACCACAAGAAGAACACATTTTACTTGAAGGAAAGAATCTATCTACTTCAATAATAGAACCACCATACCATGAAGCTTTGTACAGAAGTTGTCTTTTAATTTCGTAAAAAGAAGCATCTCCAACGGCTCCTGCAAGTTTATGGTTTTTCATCATACCTCTAACATTTAAATCTTCTAAGACTATGTATCTTGGTTTGGTTTTCACCAAGTTACTTGTCATTTTATGTATAGTATCTAATCGTTGATTTCTTATTCTTCTATATATCTTTTGTACTTTTAGTTTAGCTTTATTTCTATTATTACTTGATTTTTTAGTTTCTTTATTAAAACTTTTACGTGCTAAATTCTTTTGAGCATGAGCTAATTTCTTTTTACTATTTTTAAGATGCTTAGGGTTTTCAAATACCTGTCCGTTAGAACAAACAGCTAATTCCTTTATACCAACATCTATACCTAAAACTGTTTCAGACTCTTTATGTTCTGGTATATTTTCTTCAATCTGTACTGAAACAAACCATTTATCAGCTTCTTTAGATACAGTCATAGAGTTTATTTTAACGTCTTTAGTTGGTACATATCCTTTTTCTTTTAACCTAACTCTACCAACTTTAGGTATTTTCACCTCATTATTTGACACATAAAATCCATAAGAAATTGAAAACTTTTGTTTCGATTTATGTTTAGATTTAAATTTAGGGAAACCTATCTTTTGACCTTTCTTTATTCCTCTAAAGAAATTCTTAAATGCTTTATCTAAATCTCTTAGGGCTTCTTGTGGAGCCATTTTAGAGACTTCATACATCCAAGGATATTCTGTTTTCTTTTTAGAACAAAGAATTTTATGTTGGTCTATGGCTGTTAATGTTTTCTTTTCATTTTTATAAAGCTCTATACGTTCACTAAGGCCCCAATTATAAGCAAAGCGAGCAGTACCTGCACTCTTTTCAAGAAGAGTCCTTTGCTTGTTATTAGGCTTTAGTTCGACTTTATATGCTTTATTTATTTTCATTTTTCTTGTTCTTATGACTTCTTCTACCATATATCTTAGCGGAAATAGTAATACTTTTTAAACTCCGAAAGGGTCGGTGTTACGTCCAACTCTATTGGATGTTGATGTATATCTCCATTACTGAGTTCAAACTCTTTTCTTGTTACTCTTACCACAGTCACTTCTTTTCCTTTTTAGATGACATATTCATCTTCTCTACTATGTATTTATATTAAAAGATTATTAAAATTGCTAATTTTTACAAATTTTCTTCAATTTTCTTTTCAATTAGATATGTCTTCCAGTTCCCCACACGTAACTCCTCGTTTAACTGTTCTTTTTTCTATCTCTACCTTTACATATCTTGATTAATTCATCATGTAGAGGTATAATATCAAGTCTTACTTTATTGATTTCATCTGAGCACTGTTTCAAATATCGCTGTAAATCTTCAAGATATTCAATATCTAATTCTACTTCATCAACCTTAAATTTATTTACCTTCAAGAAAAAATACATTTGCCTTTCAAATTTTTCATATGTCAATGTAGTTTCTCTACATTCTTTAATAATCATATACTTCTTGACCAATTTGTCAACTACTTCTTCCCATTTTTTCTCATTCATAATCAATGTCACCCTTCTATGATTTCATCACCTTCAACTAATTCGCACACTTTTTTCTTACCTGAAATAGTATATATAGTGTGATTTCCAGTTACACCATTAGGCCACCAAATCTTACCATTTTCATCTTCCACACAATACAAATCATCTGACCAGTTTCTATAAGTTTTGTCAACTTTTTTATTCTGCCAATCACCAGATTCGGGATTGTAACTTTTCACCACATCACCAATTTCAACATCTTCTATACGTTTAGATTCTCCAGTTGACAATTTGACTTTAGTGTTTGGATTGAAACACTCATCAACAATCATACCGCCGAACCTGTCAAAAAATTCTTTATCTTTTTTAGCAAGTGACTGATATGTACTTATGAGAACTGGTTTTGTTTCATCATACGTCATACCAGAATACATTTTACATACCCAATCTTTACAATCGCTCCACCCATAATCTTGAAAATCACTATACATTTGAACAACAAGAGAGGTGGTTGGAACTATAAGTAACACCTGCTTATTACACATTAGCAGGAAGCGAACAATCATATATATGATACTGCTCTTACCACTGTTATGATGCATTAGAAAATCATTATCAAAATACAAGTGGTCGCCATCCAACTCAAATCCATAATAATCATCAATTTCGAGTTCATCTATGTCAAATAAATATGTGTTATTTTTACATGTCCAATCCAATTTCAAAAAATACACATATTCATTGGTAATATAACACAATTCTCTTTTTATTTTTGTAAACTCGTAACCTAAACTTTTCGCAACATATATAAAATCATCTATTAATTTTTCATTTTTAGTTATATAAAAAGACGTTTCACATATCCAATGAAGTGCAGCTTTTCTTTGTTTAATTGAACCACACTTAACTGTATCTTTCATCTTTACAATGTCAGAACCATCAAAAACAAAACAATCACTTCCAAGTAATAATTCATTTTCATTTTTTTCAAACTCAATTTCTCTATTATTCCACCACAAATGTAAATCTTCTTTATCGCTTTCGTTTAACATTTTCCACTCATTTACAGTAATATCAACAAAATCATCTTTACTTTTAGAATAAAGATGAAGTATATGATTACCATTAACTACAAATGATTTACCTTTTTTTGGAGTAATTCTATATAGCTTCTCTCTACCACTCTTCAATTCTAATACTTCTCTTGGTTCGCCATTCAATCCAAGCAGTTTATCACCAACTTTAACCCTCTCAACTTCTATTTCTCTTCCATCTGAAAGTAATACCTTTTCACCTTTTGCATGACAACCAGTAAATAATTGCACAATCCCACGCTTCTTATTCAATGCCAATCTAAATGCATCTATTGTATATGGTCTATCGTGCGGGTCAATATCTTGTCCAGTAAACAATTTATTTACAAATTTTTCTATACTCGATTCTTCCACTTTTTCGTTTATGATTGAAGTGCCAAATGCTAAATCGATTTCATATTTGTTAATTTTGCAGAATTTGAAAAATCGTTTATATAATCCTATTGGAAGTAAAGCCGATTTAAGGTTGAAATAATGAATGATACCGTCCCATCTACCACTTTTAACCATAGGATTGAAATGGGCATTTTTCATTTTTAATGAGAAGAATTTATCAATCTGCTGCAATATATGATAATCTGCATCTATTTGAAAATACACCATATCATATAACGAAACCTTAATCATTAGACTAAACCTTCCAAATATTTCTTATATTCAATGAAATTTTTAAGATTGAAATTCAATTGCTTTACATCCGAAAGCACATTTTCAACATATTTAGTAATACATTCTTGTTTGATAACTTCCCTATTGAGTTCGATCCACCTTTCATCAGCATACAAAAACGCCTCCACTTCACCCTTAGTACCAGCGGAATACTTACCATTATATTTGTAATGCTCATAAAGATCACCATACAATCTATCTTTCTCTAATAAAAGATTCTTATAGTGATCGAGTTGCTTGACGAAAATTTCATTATATTTCATAAACAATTTCGGAACTTCCAAACATTTCATAACTATATTAGATTCAGTTATGGTTAAATCCTGTTTGACTTTAGTTTTCAACTTTTCAAATGTTTGTTGGTTCATCAAGCTTTTCCTTATCACATAGTGATGGCCCGAATAGGCTAAAAGTTTTCATATATAAGTATTTATATCATAAAAAATTCTTTTAGAAGTTCTAAATTGTTGATCTAATAAAAGAATCATTATCTATAAACAAAAGAAAAAAATCATAGTGAAGCGCAGCGAAACGCTTGAAAGTGCTCTTTACTTTCAAGCCAATGGTAATAAAATC